TTTGTTTATTCCGTTTATAATAGAACTAAAGTTGATAATAAATTAGAACATTATACGCTTGGTTTAATATCTATTGAAGGTATGATTGATAGCTTAACAAATATAGACATTAATTTTGTAGGCAAGACTTATTCAGAAATCGTTAAAAATATCTTTGATTCTTATGTTCTAAAATCGAATATAAAATTTAGAGGTGTTAGATTAATAGATTATCCTAAATTTAAAAAAACACTATCAGCAGATAGTACTGATGGATTGCAATCAATTACAGTAAATGGTGAAAGACCTTTTGATTTTATTCAGAGATGTGTTGATAACTCTAGGTCAACAGAATATCCTGATTCGGATTTTGTCTTTTATGAAGATAGAGACGAATTTGTTTTCACACCTATAAGCTATCTCTTAGAACAAGACGTTGTAGAAACTTTTATAATGGGTGACCATGGTATCGAAGAAAGAACTTTAAATAAAGTAGATAATAATACCAGATATGAAACTATAAGTCAGTTTGAATATACAGGAGGTAATGATGTAATTAGAGGGTCTAGTGGTGGTAAATTTGGTAATCGAATTGATGTAATTGATCCTATAACAAAAAGATTTAAGTCGATAGTTAATAACTATCTGAATATTCAAAAAAGTAAAGATAAATTCAAGACTCTAGACAGAAATAATATCATTATAGATGAATCCATTTTCAAAGAAGATACAGGCCAATCAAACAAACAATATCATGTAGCAAGATTGTTCAACGATACATATCAAGAAATTGAATATATTAAAAATAGAATAACAGAAAAAAATGACAGGTTTATTTTTCATGCTGATACCGCTTACAAATCTTATGGTCGAAAAGCAATGAAATTTAATCTTTTAGATAATACTACATTGACAATAGCAGTTCCAGGAAATAGCAATCTACTTTGTGGTAAAACAGTAAATGTAAATATTCCAATTTCTTCTAGTTTAGAAGAAGATAAAATGAATCCGTATTCACATTTATTTGGAAATAAGAAAAATAATAAATTTCTAATCACTTCTCTAACTCATAACTTTATTGGCAATGAGGGTAGATATTTTACATATCTAACATTAGCTAAAGATAGTTATTTTGTTGATGTGAATAAAAAATACTCCGGTAGATACAAATAAGGAATATTATTATGGCTGTCTCAGATAAAGTTAAAAATAGTTATTTTGGTATGAATCTTATATGGTTTTTTGGTGTTGTCGAAGATCGAAAAGATCCATTAAAACTTGGGCGTGTCCGTGTCAGATGTTATACTTGGCATACAGACGATAAGAAGAAAATTCCAACTGAAGCATTACCTTGGGCTCAATGTGTTCAACCAGTCACTTCTGCTGCTACTAGTGGAATAGGTAGATCTCCCACTGGTCTTGTAGAAGGCTCTTGGGTTTTTGGTTTCTTTATGGATGACGAAGATGCACAGAAACCCATGGTCTTAGGTTCACTTGCTGGTATACCCACAGAATTATCAAATAAAGAAAAAGGATTTAATTCGCCCAATGGTTTATATCCAGATCTTCTAAAAGAACCGGATATTCCTCGTGCAGCTAGAGGTGAAAAAGAATCTAATCTATCTAATAAGAGTGCGGAAGATGTTGGTCTTATAACTGAATTAAAAGATAGACCTACTCGTGATACACATTATGAAACTAAAATTCTGAATAAAGTAAATGATGTCCCCGAGGCCGTAGCACCAGAAGTAAATTCTATTGAAAATAAAGGCGGTGTAGATTATTCCGCAGATTTTCCAAAATGGAGTGAACCTAATCCTCGTTATGGTGGAGAGACACCAAAAGAATATTCTACAAAGAAAAGATCAGTCTATCCTTTGAATCATGTACATATTTCAGAATCTGGACATGTTACTGAGATAGATGATACTCCCGGCGCTGAAAGAATTCATTCTTTTCATAAAACTGGTACCTTTGTAGAAACACAACACGACGGTACAAGGTCTACTAAAGTTGTAGGAGATGATTATGAAATTGTTGTAAAAAATAAAAAGGTCTTTATACAAGGTTCTATGACTGTTACAATCGTTGGTGATTGTAAATTAAAAGTGGAAGGAAATCACTATACAGAAGTTCGCGGTGACCAATTTGTTACCGTTCGTGGTGATCGTATTACTAAGATACAGGGAAGTGATATTAAAGAAGTATTGACAGACCAACAGACAAACATTGAAGGTAAAAAAGAAGAGCGGGTTGCTAAAGATAGAACTGAACTTATTCAAGGAAATCACGATGAAACTATTCAGAAAAACTATACACAGAAAGTAACAGAGAATAGTGATATACATATAACGAAAGATTCTTATCAATTAATACGTGGTAGTCACAGTCTTATTAGTATTGGTCAGATGAATATAGCCACACTCGATAGTATTGATATAGCGGCAAGTGAGAAAGTAAAAATCCATTCAGAAAAAGAAATGGCTATTGATACTACAGCGGGTGATCTATCTATAATTTCAGGACTAACTGATGATAGTAAAGTAATTAATCTTAACCCAGACCCTAAAACGCCAGCGGTATAAGGAGTAAATTATGTCTTGCGGTATAGATTTAGGATCAAATCTGGTAAAATCCTTGACAGGGGGACTTGTAACACAGGTAAAAGGTCTTATTAATACTGGCGCGGGTGCTTTGGCGACCAATATTAATGCATTAAAAAGTTTAACAAATACACAATTAAATACTATAGCAAATAGTATTCTATCATCTCTACCATTACCAACTAGTCTGTTACCTGCTGCTAGTCTGATATCAGACATGACTGCTTTAATAGCATTGGCAAATAATCCAGCAGCATTTGCATCCCAAATTACAAATATTATTAAAACATATGGTGACATTCCTGGAGTAGATATACAGGGATTAGCAACAGACATTTTATCAGGAAAAATAAATCTTGATAATGTGTGTTCATTAGTACCCAATGTAGAAAAATTAATAACTGGCGAGATAGTAAAGAAAGGTATAATACCTGTACCACCAACCTTGCCCGTATTAAAACTACCTGAACCTCCCGAATTACCTAAGATAGAAACTGTTTTGGCTGGTGCAAAGATAGATCTAGAAGCAGGTTTAGCTGATTTATTCGGCGAAGATGATGATTTAGAAGGAGAATAACATGCCCGGTGTAGTTCGAACAAATCTGGATAGACATATTGGACATCCAAGTAGAACACCAAATCCTTTTCATCAAACTAGATATGCTACTGGTTCGCCAAACACTTATGCTAATAGTGAAAAGGCTGTTAGAATAGGAGATAAGACTTATTGTACAGATCCTGCTTTAGAAGGATCACCAAACGTGTTTGTAAATAATATAAAATGGCATAGACAAGATGATGCTACTGCTGGACATTCATCATGGATTCCAAATAAAGCACAAACGGGATCAACTAATATATTTGCAAATGGAGGAGGATCTGGTACGGTCTCTGTAGGAAATACTGTAACTACAATAACAACAACTACAGGAGTTCATGGTATAGACTTAGTTGCTGTTGAAGTAGATTTTGAAGATACAACACAGATAGAAACTTATGGACTTGATCAAGCAGGCCCATCTGATCCGGCTAATTATCCCTAAAATCTAGAATAGGTATTCTAATGTTTGTACGAAATAAAGTATTAGTTTCACTTCATGTATTTTACTATATGCCTGATTATAGAGATTTAATACAAGAGTTTATGTGGCAAACAATGGATATAAAACCAAAATACCCAAGAGTGAATAAGTTTTTAAATTATTGGAAAGAAAACATTGAGGCTGTTATAGCAGACATAGAGATGATAGAAACAGAAAAAATATCCAAATACAAGTCTGTAGAAGATATCTTTAAATATTAATAATAAATATAAGAAAACAAGAGAAAAGATTATGGTATCAATAGCAACTTTTTCTGGAGCAAAAAATCCTTCGAGAACGACATCGCCTATAAACGATGTCATTTATTCTGATTTAGGATTAAATTTTATAGCTCATCCAGTAACAAAAAAAGTTACAGTATTAAAGAATGAAGATGCAATTAAAAGAGCGTTGAGAAATCTTATTCTAACAGACAGTGGTGAAAAGTTTTTCGAACCCCTATACGGTGGTAATATCAGAGCATTATTATTTGAGAATCTAGATCGAGTCACCGAAATAACGATTAAAGAGAACATTAAAGATACCGTAAGACAATTTGAACCAAGAGTAACAGTTGTCGATGTAGACGTTAATTCAAACAGAATAGACAACAATGCTATAACAATTAGTATAATATTTCGTATCAATGAATCACCTATATTATCAGAACTAGAATTTACAGTTGAAAGAATCCGATAATGGCCAGCAACAAATCAACATTAAATGTTTCTGAATTAAACTTTGATGATATTAAAACAAGTTTAAAGACATATCTACGAAGCCAAACTGAATTTTCAGACTACGATTTTGACAGTTCAACTTTGTCTATTTTATTGGATGTTTTAGCTTATAATACTTATCATAATTCATTCTATCTTAATATGGTTGGTAATGAAATGTTCCTTGATTCAGCGCAGTTAAGAAATAGTGTTGTATCTCGCGCAAAGATGTTAAACTATGTACCAAGATCTGCAAGAGGAGCTACGGCTGCATTATCTGCTGTTATAACACCCGATGATAGCCCTACCGGAGTTACTGTTCCTGCTAATACTCAATTTACATCTACTATAGATGGTATTGAATATACCTTTGTCACGTCAGGATCAACAACAATGTCTCCTCAAGATAATGGTACATTTACTGGTACTCTTAATATCGTAGAAGGCACACCACTTCAACATAGATTTACTGTAAGTACTGCTAATCCTGTAAGATATATTCTACCTAACGAAAATACTGACACAACTAGTTTTACAGTTAGAATACAAGAATCATCATCTAACACAACAGTATCCACTTATAATCTTGCAGGTGATTTATCTTCTGTAAATAGTACTTCAAAAATATATTTTGTTCAAGAGAACGAAGACAATCTTTATGAAATTCAATTTGGTGATAGTATTTTTGGTAAGAAACCTATAGATGGTAACATTATTATTGTAGACTATAGAATAACATCAGGTAATACTGTTAATGGTGTTAATACGTTTAGCGCACCAGAATCTCTTGCTGGATATTCAAACTTTACTATTACAACTACATCATCAGCCCAAGGCGGCGCACCACAAGAAACAATAGATTCTATTAAGTTTAATGCACCATTCAAATTCCAAGCACAAGATAGACTTGTAACCAAACAAGATTATAAGAATATAATTTTATCTGAACAAGGCGATATTCAATCAATTAGTGTTTGGGGTGGCGAAGAAAATATACCTGCTGTATATGGTAAAGTTTTTATTGCTACTAAACCTCTATCTGGTGCAATTCTTTCAAATCAAAGAAAAGAAGCTATTAGAACTTCATTGAAAACAAGAAATACTGTTTCTATAGACGTTGAAATGGTCGATGCTACTTATCTTTATATTAATCCAACGATTACTGTCAGATATAATCCTCAAACAACATCTTTGACAGCAGGTGAATTAAATACTATTATTCAGAATTCTCTAATTTCTTACGAATCAAATAATCTTGGAACTTTTGATCAAAAATTCTATCTATACAAAATGATAGAAACAATCAAAGATGTTAATTCCAGTTTTGTGTCAGTAGATGCTGATATTACAATTGAGAAAAGATTTATTCCTTTAACTACAAAAAATACATATCAATTAGTATTTAATCAAGCCGTATATCATCCACATGAAGGACATCTCAATGGTCTAGTATCTACTTCTTCGTTTACTATAGATGGTATTAGTGGTCAAAAAATTGATGACAACGGGTATGGAATTTTAAGATCCTTTACTCAGACTCCTACAGGTAAAGTATATAGAAATAGAAATTTTGGTATTATAGACTATGACACTGGTCTAGTTACAATTAATAACACTTTAATTTCAGCGTATGATGACGAATATCTTTCTGTGAAAGTTAAACCAAGAAACAAAAACATATTTGCT